GTGCAAATTTTCACTTCAAACGTTAGCGTTTCAAGAAGTATGCAAGCAGTGGCAACTTATGGCGGTAAAGAGCTAGAGCGTGAGACAGCTAAAAGAGCAAAAGAGCATAAGCTAGATATGGAGTATGCTATCTTTGGTCTTGGACGTGATGCTGATGTTAAAAAGAGCGTGTTTAAAGCACCGAGCGTTAGAACTGACGCAACAGCTGGCGAAATGGCAGGCTTATTTTACTTCTTGGCTAAGGGTGCGGCTGCATTTGCAAGTGGTAAGCGTGGCAATGTTGTAGCATTTGATAGCTCAGGCGATTGGAAAGGCACTCCAGCAGCACTAACTGAAACCGTGCTATCACAGCTACTTCAAAACATTTGGGACGCAGGCACAACTCCAAAAGATGTATTCATTGGCGCTGATCTAAAGCCAGCTATTAACAAAATAGCTACTAGACAATTTGGTAACGAGAAAAATATCAACTCTAGCGTTGTCAGCCTTGACACTGATTTTGGTAGGGTAAATTTTAGACTTCACCGCTTCTTAAGTCCTAAATATGGCTTGGGTGATTGTATCATCGCAGGAGATTTTGACTACATAAAAAATGGTCTATTAGTGCCAACTGAGTTAGAAAACGTGACTACTTCAAAAACAGCTATCCAAAAGAGATACTACACTGAAAGCTGCCTAGAAGTAAGAAACGCAGACGCATTTGCAATAGGCGTTGGCTTAAAGGCATAACAATGCTTTGCACTGAAGCCAAAAAACATTTGAGCTTTAAAACGACAGCAGGGGTTAAGCTCCCTGCTGATGATATGCTTGGCTCGCTATTCTTAGAAGCTATGCTTTTTTGCTGCGATAAGTGCGTACCTAGCGTCCTTATTAGGCGAGCAGGGAGTGAAGAGACACCATATAGAAATTTAAAAGAAGATACTTTTATTTGCGTGCCAGACGTGCCAAATTTTAGCAATCCAAAAGAGCACCTACAAATAGACGAGCCTTTGAGTTATGCAGTGATTAACTACGTAGCTTTTTTAATAAACAAAGACACTTATTATCGCACATTAGCACTTGAAGCGATAGCAGACTACAACGCAAACGAAATGAGCGACTATGACCGAATATGATCTCTATAAGGTTTTAAAAAACGCAAAGGATTTAAGCAAAATAGATCTCTTGCGTTTTTTTAAAGAATTTGCAGAAAGAATAAAAAAGATAAAAGACACAGCAAAGGCTAAAAAATGGTAACAATAGAAGAATTGAAGCTTGGGAATAAAACATTAGAAGCACTTAAATTTTTGCTTTTGCAGATCAATGAGCTTGATGTGATCCTCAATGAACTTAATTTTGAAGAGCTAAGAGAGGCTAATAACCAAGCCAAAACGCAGATAGAAGTATTAAATAACATAAAAACATTAGTGCTAAACACCGAAAAATCAATAGAGCAGGTAAAAGTTTCAATCGATAGTAGAAGCGAGGAAATAAATACTACCAAACGAGAAATAGAAGATGCAAAAACAAACATTATAAAAGCCAAAGATGATACCACTCTAATATATGAAAATATTTCAAGTAAAAGCGAAAGAATAGAGCAAAAATATAATGAGATTGGTGAGATAAAAAAAGGGGTCGATAGGAAGTTTGATGATATAAAAACCATAGAAGAACAAAGCCGAGATATGGCTAACGAAATAACTAATAATAAAAATATTATACTGAAAAAAATAGATGAAAATATAAATACTTTAAATAATACTATTTCTAATATCAATATTTTAAAAAATGAGACTTTACAAGAGATAGCTACAACAAAAGCTGGTATAGATACAAAAGCCAATGAAGCCCTTAACCAAGCTAGCACAGCTCTAACCGACATAAGGGGCATTATAGCTGACTTTAAAGGCAAACAAACGGAGTTAAATGCTCTTAAGGCAAACCTAGAGATCCTAAAGAGTAGCCTAGAGAACCTAAACAAATCAGGGCTCATCAATGACACCCAAGCAGGTGTAGCTCAAACTTACTCTAGCAATAAGATTAATAACCTATTACAAGGAGTGCTAAGAGAGAGTGACGCAGCTGAGAGTAATGCTAATGGTAAGCTTGTAAGAAGAAACGCACAAGGCAATATCTATGCTACTAACATCTATCTTAATGCAACAACAAAAGCTGAAGTGAGCGATATAAAGAACTCTTTATCTACTGACAAGTGGAGATTTATTGTAAGAGATACTGGGGAAGGCTTGCTTAGGTCTATGTCTATCAAGGACTTTATAAGCTCCCAAGAGATTGATGCTAAGTATCTTAAGACAGCAGCTGCAAATCAACCTAATGGCTATCCTCAGCTTGACACAAGCAGTAAGATAGCAACAGAGCAACTCCCAGCCAATATAAATGCGAAAACATTAGACGGAAAGGAGAGTAGTTATTATGCCTCAGCATTCTACCTTAATACTGAAATAACCAACTTACGAAGCTTAGTCTCACAGACACAGGGCAACCTTTATTACAAGGTAGATAAATCAACTATCTTAGAGGGGAACACCGGCAAAATAAAGATGAGCGCACTCCCTGACAATATAGCGCTACTAAAAAATAGGATGCTTGAATTAAAAGTTATCCCAGTAGATGAGGGAATGCAGAAAGAAAACACGAACACCTTAAGTTTCTCAAACTTTAGTTGTAGGCATTTTGAGATTACAGTGTTTCGTCAAGGCGTATTTTCAATGTATGCCAGAGAAGAGCAAGTGGGTCGCACAGGGGTCATTGTATTTAAAGAGGCGAAAAAGATAAGTGGTTGGAGTAGTAACGTTATTTGGCGTGAAGTGCCAACCGACCTAAAAGACGTAGAGGTTATGGCTTACTTTGTAGCAGCAGCAGATAAGATTTATATGGGGAGGGCGTAATGAGTTTCTTAATAGGCTGTGGGGGGAGTACTCCTAGCCCTATAACCCCTATATACACACCTAGAGATATTAACTTAGCTTTGTCTTTAAGTCAGGGGGAGCAAAAGACTATAACAAAAAAGAACATACAAGAAATACTAGGTGGCTCTCTAGCTCTACCGGGTATTATAAATGTGGGCTTTAATATATCTTTAAACTATCGCTTTTTCTCGGACGGTAGCACTGTATGGCTTTTAGAAAATGGGGAGAGAAATAATGCAGTTGTTTTAGGCTATGTATGGACAAGTAGTGGCGACCTTCGCTTCTTGTATAACGGAAGCTCTAAAAACCTTATACACTCCCCCTATACTCGTGTGACATCTTGTTATCCTTTTAATACAACCCCTAATAATGCCTTGGCTAAGTACTACACAGATCAACACGCTGCTTATGGAGAGAGGGATGTGCTTCACTGGTCTTTTAAATATGACCTAATAAAAGAAGAGGGGCAAAATTTCTCTTTAGTCTTTAAAAGAGGCTCACAAGGAAGAGATGATTATATAAACACCAAAGGCAGTAGCCTCATCTCTAGTAGTTATGTTGGGGGAGACCGCTTATGCGCCTCTAACTTTCTTATACCTAAAGAGAAAAGAAAGAATGAGTACATAATAGGAAAGTGGGATGATAGCCTAAATAGTGCTAAGTTTGAAGCTTCTTTCTTTGAAGAAGGTAGCGATGAGGGCATAGAGCCTTTAATAGCAAGCATAGAGGAAGCCCCAAAAGAATATGTTACCACAGCTAGCAAAGGCAATGTAGATTACATAGTTACTTTTCAACTCTATAAAAAGAATGAGAACATAGTTATGAAGGCGCAGGCTTATCCAAAGGGGCATAAAGATAACTTTGTAGATGTTGTAATAGCTTCATTAAAAATAAACTAAGAAAGGGCAGAAATGGATTTATATAACATAAGTGAGGGGCGCATAGAGAACAAGCCTTATGTAATAACCTCAGAGGGCACTCTTTATACTAGCTTTCTAAGCAAAGAAGAGCTTAAAAAGCTGGACTACTTAGTAGTAAGCTATGATGAATACCCTGTAAATACCGATGAGTTTCAAAAGGTAGTCCAAGCTTCTATGATTGATGATGATGTCTATAAGGTCTCGTACAAGATAGTAAATAAAAACCTAGACGAACTTACAGCACTTTTTAAAGAAAAGACACAAGAGCTCCTAGACGCTAAAGCAAGAGAGCGAGGATATGATGACATCCTCTCAGCTTGCTCTTATGCAGGCTACGACAATGACTTTAGAGCTGAAGGAGAAGCCTTTGGTATTTGGAGAGCTAAGGTTTGGAAGTATGGCTATGGCTTGCTAAGTGCTATTGCTGAGGGTAAGCATAAGCTACCTGCAAGCTTTGATGAGATTTTAGCAGAGATGCCAACACTTGAGGAGGTGCATAATGGCTGAGAAGTTACAAAGAATAGTTGTAAAGCCTTTTGGTAAGGATAACTTTGAAACGGTTGGCTACTTTAAATATAAAGACATAGAGATACATTCAGGCTACATAACAGACGGTGCAAGTATCCCTAGAATATTTTGGTGGATGTTTGAGCCTTATAGTCCTGAGTATCTAACAGCTTCTGTGCTTCACGACTACCTTACTGATGATGCCCTTAGGCTATATATCAAGACAGGTAACAATAGTGATTTTAAAGTAGCTGATGACACCTTTAGGGAGCTCTTGGAGCTCTTAGGGGTAGCAAAATGGAAGATACTGCTTTTCTATTACAGCGTAAGAGCCTACCACGTTATCAAATATGGGAGGGATACAAGTGCTAAGTCCTAGTTTATATCTTAGTGGTTTTCTGCTGCTTACCACTTTGTTTCTTGGGTACAGGTATCAAAGCCTAGATAATGAGCTAAGCGTTACCAAAGAGAGGCTAAAGTCTAGTGATGAGATGAACCAAAAGTTAAAAGATGAGATAAACGAACAAGATAGGCTCATAAATCTCAAACTAGAAGCAATAGAGAAAGCCAGCAAACAAAGGCAAGTAATAGAGATAAAAGCAAATAAAGTCAAAGAAAGGGTGCTATATGAGGACAAAAAGGATATGTCTAATGCTCTTGACATCAGTGTTTCTTATGTGCTTGATGGGTTGCGAAAGCAAGCAGGCAGTGCTAAATAAGTATGACAGGATACCAAGCTATCTGCTCGAAACCCCTATGATTGCAGATAGGAACGTAACAAATCAAAGCGAAGCAGGGGTGTTACTAATAGATGTTTATAGTGGGTATGAGAAGTGTATAGGACAGCTAGAGGACATAAAAAAGTATGAAGCAAAAAGAGATAAACAATAAAAATATAAGGGTGTGTAAATGGAACGAATAATAAAGAGAACTAAAGCCTTTTGGCTAAATAAGATGGTTGTAGTAGAAATAATATTATCCGTCCTAATAATGTATGTTTTTACCTATAAATTTTAAAAAAAGGGGCTAGGTAATGGATGATCTTATGGATAGGCTAGGCTTTTACTTTTGGGTGATAATAGTTGGCTTTGTAGGCGGTGTGCTAAGCATTGCAGGGGGTAACGCCAAGGTTGCAAGCGATGGTAAGGCTATCATAAATTTTTTCGTTGGCACTATTAGCTCGACTTTTATATGCTGGGTAGCTTACGAGACGGCATTTTATTTCACAGAAAAAGGGAGCTTTAGTCTTGCAGTTGGTGGTTTTTTTGCCTGGCGTGGCACAGCTTGGGTTAGTGCCGTGATCGACAAAGCAATAGACAAAAAGATAGACAACTTCAGTGATAACAACTACGACTATACGCCAAGACCGCCTCGTGACTACGATATAGGAGATGAAAAATGAACTACACGCAAGCTTTTACTCTTTTAATGAGCTTAGAATTTAGTCGCCCTGAAAAAGCCCTACATAAAAATCCAACAGAAAATGGGCTAACTTTTATGGGCATTTATGAATCCGCTCACCCAAACTGGCAAGGCTGGGGGCAAGTTAGGGCAGCTATCAACGCATACGGCGATCTTAAAAAAGCTAGCGTAGCTCTATACAACGATGATGCGCTTGTAAAATTAGTGGCAAGTTTTTACAAGAAAACATACTGGGACGCTCTATGCCTAGATGATGCCAATAGCCAGCTAAAAGCAAATGAGCTTTTTTGCTTTGCAGTCAATGTCGGAGTAAAAAGTGCCGTGCGTGTGCTTCAAAATATGCTAGGGCTTACAATCGACGGCATAATGGGGGCAAATACACTAAAAGCGCTAAATGCTTATGATACGGTGGCATTTGATAGTGATTTTGATAGGGCAGAGATCGCCTATTATCGAAATTTAATAAGAAAAAACCCACGCCTTGGTGTATATGAGCGAGGCTGGGAGAATAGAGCGAGGAGTGTGTAATGGCTGAAAGAAATTTAGGCGACGAGATCGACGAAATAAAAACACAACTACAAACAATTACAAATAAGATCAGTAGCCTTGAAGATGAAGCTAGATCATTGCGAAGTTTTACAAACGATCTAAACAACACAATCAATGGCTTTTCATCAAGGATTAGACGAATAGAAACAAATGGATTAAAAAGTGCCGTAAGCGACTTGCGCGATGATCTTGATTTGCAAAGAATAAAAGTAACTAGACTGGAGAGAAAAGACAATGGATTTTAAAAACGCATATTTAGAAAGAACAAGAGAGCTATTAAAACTAAGCATCGGAGCGGACACACCATATCAAGAAACACTAAAATATCTTGATGATTGTTTTGAGAAATACGAGATACCAAATCAGCACAGAATAAATGTGCTTTCTCAAATGCTGCCACTAATCACAACACAATTTACCATTACGGCTATGCAAACTGGGCTTGAGCTAACACAACAAGACCTAAGCTTTGAGTTATCACTAAAAAACCTTGAAAAGCAAGCAGCCGCAATGGATGCAAACATTGAGGGCATAAAAGAGCAAACAAGAAATACTAAACTAAAAAATGATGAGCTAGAGGCTCAAGCGGCAGATAAACTAGAAAATTTAAAAGAGCAGAACAATCTTTTACGCGCTCAAATAGCAAAACTAGCAAAAGAGCAAGCGCTAGCAGAGAGCCAACAACGTGCAGTAGATAGGCAAGTGATCGACAATAGGATTATTAAATCAATGTCAGTGCTTGGCAACTTCATCGCAGAAAATCAAGCTGGTGGTATGATAGTGCCGTCTGATATGACAAAGTATTTGTTTAATATGGTGCATGCGCTAATTAAAAACGATATAACGATCGATGAAAACAAAAACTTCACGATGACAAAGAAATGATCGGCTTAAGTGATATATTAAATTTAACAAACTCAGACACTGGCGATGACTATGAATTTATGGCTGGCGGGCAGTTTGATTTTTATCAAGCAGGCAGTCTTGGCTACTCTGCTTTTAACACACCTTCGCCTGATTTAAGGAGCTTTTTTATCGCACAAGCTGGCAACTTAAGTGGCGCACTAGTTGGGCTAAATGAGGATTTTGCCGAATACGTGCTAATGCCGATGATAATCGCTATAAACCAGCCTGATTATGATACGAGCATAAATTTACTTATTGATAGCGTGGAAGCGGTAACAAAAATAAAATTTTCTACTCCTAAAAGCTCAAATAGGGATAACCGCTTTGGCAGGATAGACGGAAATGGCTTTGCAAATTTACAAAGAGGCGACTACACAAGCTTAAAAGAGTTTCTAAGCGAGCTAAGAAACGATAGCTATGCCGAAAATCTAGCTGAGGACGTTGGCAGAATGTATGGTGGCGTAGTAGGTCAAGCTTTGGCTGGCATGCTATATGACGGCATTGTCAATGAACGCTTTAATGTGATGAATGTAGCCGAGGCGATGTATCAAAATATAAAAAGCACGCTAACCTCGGTCGCTATCCAAAATACGCTTTCAGCGCTTGGCACAACTATATCTCCGCTTGGCGTAGCTCCGATAGCTGGGCTAATTAATGCTCTTGTGACTGAAATCTTTGAAATGGCAGTGGGGCTTGATAATAGCTTTGGTTTTGGTGGTGATCTTAATGCAGTAGTAGGCAACACAGCATTTTATGATCGCCCTATGAGTTTTGGCGAGTTTATGCAAGATACGTTTAGCGGGTGGTTTGGTATCCCTGACGCAGTGATAGGTCAAACTGACTACAACGGCAACATAACTGGCGTAAGAGTTGGCAAACAATTATATGGGTATAAAATGGAACAAACATTTAATGATGCACTACACGGCAGACCTGGCACTAAAATGCTAACTAGCCTTGACCCAGCAAGAGCAGCGATGCAAAATTTCGCACGTAATAAACTAGACAGCATAAGATCGCAAAGCTCACTAATGACAAATATGCGCATGGATAGTCTAGGTAGGCTAAACTACGAGATAAACACTCGCACATCGCTACAAAATGCAGGGTTTGACACAACATTATCAGATGTGGCATTTAGTGCGACACAGCAGATAACAAAATCACTGCTTGATAAAGTAGTAGCTTTTGATTTGAATGCTTTTAATATCGCACCAGCTGGAGCGTCAGAAAGTAATCACGCTAACGCTAGCACAGCAGCAACAGAAAACACATATACTGGCTCAAATGAGTGGGCAAATACTGCCACAAAACTTGCATCAATAATGAGGGATGGTGGCAATGGGCTTGGAGTGTCGGTTGGTAAAAACGGAAATTTTAGCTTTTCAAATACTCCAGCAGGCAACATGGTAGAGGCAATGGGGTTAGTTGGCTTTGGTGGGGCTAAAATAGACTATGGGTTAGCGATGAGAGTAGCAGCTGAACTCGCAAAACAAAAAACAGCTATCGAAAAACAAAAAGCAGCAGAAAAAGCAGCAGAAGCTGCCGCTAGCAAAAATGGAGGAAGTGGTGGTAGAGACTTTAGTCACAGCGTTGGAAGTGCCAGCCACACTGCTTTTGATGATAGAAACTTTAGTGATAAATTTTCTGGTAGGGACTGGGGTGGAAATAAAAAACAAGCAGGTGGGCGTAGTGCTGCTAGCCGAGAAAGGCAAAGAGAAAAACACGGCTCTAGCTCTTCAAGCTCAAATAGCAGAGCTGGGGGCAGAAGTGCAAGAAGTAGAGAAAGACAAGCCAACAAAAACGGACGAAGATAATTTTTTGTAAAAAAAGCGTGTTTAAAACCAAAAATGTATAAAAAAATGTATAACTAAAAAATCTAAAGTATTTATTTATAGGGGTATATGAAGATTTTTTTGGTATCATTCGGGGCCACCATTTCTATATAAACTTCCCCAAAACGTAAAATCTAAAAATAAAATTTAAAATATTTTTTGTAACTCTGCTGTTTTTAAATTTTTAAACTAAATCCCTAAAATACGGCAAATTTTTACTAAATCTAACTCTAAAATTTACAACTTCACATTTCTAAAATGTCACAACTGTACCAAAGTACAATAGTAAAGAACTAAAATATTTACTTATAATTCCAGCATAAAATCCAAAAACATAAAAAGGAAATGTTATGAGTAAAGTTAAAGGATTAATAAAATCAATAATCGGCACGGATGCCATTGTCGCTATAGACGCTAATGGAAATCAAAGAACTCTAAAAGCAGGCGACGTGATCTATGACAATGAGGTCATAAAAGAGCAAGACGGCGTAAAGGTTGAGGTGCAAGCTGCGCAAACTCAAAATGAAAATGCTAGTGATAAAGCTGGTAAAGAGATCGCATCGCTTCAAGAGCAATTATTAAATGGTAAAAATATCGCTGACCTTGAAGAGACTGCAGCTGGCGGCACTCAATCAGCAGGCGGAGTAAGCTCGAATGGCGTGAGCCTTGGCGCTGCTGGCTTTGCAAATGGCGGTCATGAATCAAACATCAATGCGAATTTTGGCGATCTAAGCTCTCAAGCAAATGCTAGCGCAGAGGCCTTTACAAATGTAGGCGGTGGTGCAAGCGAGGAGGGCTTTAGTCTTGATACACTTGCGGCTGCGATAGATAATGCATATAACAATATATTGCCACAGCCACT